TCACTAGAGACGGTAAAGTAAAAAAATATATGTTCTCATTAGAAAATTTGGCTTGGAGAACATCTAATAGACCTGGATTTACTGTTGATGATTTACCTGCTTGTGAAAAGGGACCAAATGGGGGTAGAATTATGTGGTTTCCACCATACGACTTATCAATAGACGATAATACAAGGACCGCTTGGAACAGCAACACTTTTTTAGGTAGAACAGAACCAATATACACATTTCAAAATAGTGAAAGAAGTGCAAGTTTAAAGTTTAAAATTATTGTTGACCACCCATCAATATTAAATGTAATTGTCAATAAAGAACTAGAAAAAGCAGATGCGTCTGTTGCGTCACAAGTTGTTGACTCGTTTATGGCTGGATGTTTAAATTATGACATTTATGATTTATTAGCGAAATATAAACAATTTAGTTTAAGTGATGTATATGATGTTTTATCAACACTTAATCCAGAACAATTAAGTGAATTAACAAAAGAAGTCCCAAATGCAACTATAGTTGGTGAAACAACACTTAATAATAATACTAATTTAGCCCAAACGGAAAGTGGTGCGGGACAAGAATCCACTTTTACAGAAAACTTTGATAAGGACAAATTCCAACAATTACAATTATTGTTTGATGAGACAAGTAGTGGTAATTATAGTGATGACTATACTACATTTATAGAGAACGGACAAAGTAATGTTTTAACAAACGCCACCGATAAAGTTTATAAATATAGTGATGGTGTTGAGTATCTTAATCCACCTGCAAGTTTAAGTTTAGGTGAATATTTAGATGCTAGAAAATCATCAATACAACAAGTTTTTAGTTTTGCCACTACAGAATATAACACATTTAAAGAGTTACTTCCATTAACTTTAAAAAACTTAGATGGAGGAGCAACAATGACAATATCAATTGAGGGGTCAACCTACTCTGGATTAAATGGTGGAGAACAATCACGAGCCGATTCGGTATCAAAAATGATTTCAGAATATTCTGAAGGGGAATTAAAAATGCAAAATTTTATTGATAGTAAAAAACTTACAATAAAAACAAGTTCTATAGGTACACCAAAAGTTAATGATGGTAGTTTTAGAGACATTGATTGCTCAAAAACATTTACAAATACAATATATCGTTATTCGGTACAAGGAATGATGTGTAGAGCAGCTAAACTTAGCGTGACGGAATATACTCCAGCATCAAACACAACACCCACACAACAAACACAAACACCTTCAGGACCTGAATCTGAATTACCTAACGCAACGGCAGCCGATTTAAATAATCCAAACAACACACAACCACAATCAGAATCAAGTCAGGCGGTTAAAAACAATAGAAAAAAAGATAAAGGAAATAATATTGGTGATGGTTTAACTAAAAAATTGCTAAGAAAACTATTAAGTGAATGTGATTATTTTGAAATGATAGCAGAACAAAACCCGTTGGTTTATGACGGTATTAAAAGTAGATTTAAAAATTTTAATCCCGCTTTTCACTCAATAACACCTGAAGGGTTAAATTCAAGACTTACATTTTTAAATCAATGTATGAGACCTGGAGACACAATACCAACTGCAGTTGAAACAGGGCAAGGAATTACTTTACAATATAACGACGTAATAAATAGTGCATTTGGATCACCACCAATTTGTGTTTTAAGAGTCGGTGACTTTTTCCATAGTAAAATACTTATTGACAGTTTAGATATAACATTTGATGATGGGCAATTTGATTTAAATCCTGAAGGGATTGGAGTTCAACCCATGATAGCAGATGTTACTTTAAGTATTAAATTTATAGGGGGTAGTGGACTTAAAGAACCTGTTAGTTCATTACAAAACGCACTTTCATTTAACTATTATGCAAATACTGAAATGTATGATGAAAGAGCGGAAGAGACTGATGATTTTACAAGTAAGAATGATGAATTATTAGTTGAAGATATTAAAAATGAGGTTGGAATTATTGATAATCAACAAAGACCTTTAGTGAATGATGGAGGAACCACAATAGGTACCATTCAGACAAACACCGTTGATTTACAAACAAGTGCAATTACAGGAACTATTACCTATAAAGATGTGATGGATAATATGTTATCTAAAACCCAATCATATATAAATTGTGTTAACAAAATATTAATACAATTAAAGGACGACCTATTATGGGGTGGATTAATAACATACACTAAAGATAGAATATATAGTACTGGATACTTTGATTATTTAGGAGGAAATACATCTAATGAAGTGAATATATTTGGAAAACCACAAGGATATCAAGAAAGAATTGATAATATTTTTAATAGTGCTAAAGACGATGTTGATAATGACACCTCACCAATTTTAGGGGGGATAAATGAACAAGGGTTTTCTAATTCTGAAGTAAGAAAAATTAAAAGAAAGTTAACTAAAATGATTGATGAAAGAAAGACTCCTTTCATTGAATCGGTAGAAAAGGGAACAACAGATTTAATTAAAAATGAACTTAGCTTTATTGGAGTATCTGACCAAGTAAATTTTATTTTAAGTAATGTTGACGGTTATAAAAATAAACAAGGGGGTGCTGTGATATATGACATATCAGGGACTACCGGTGTTGACCCACAAACAACTAACGCCGCTGACACGTACGTTGAATTACAAAACGACGTATTACAAATAAGAACAGGACTTAATCAGTTAGATACTAATCTTAAAAGTTATCAAATAATAACTAATGGTGAAAAAGAATATAACAATAATTTAACTTTTAAAATATTAGACAACACATCATCACAAGAAAATGCGTTTTTTATAATATTTGGAAAAGAAATACTATTAGAAAACGGATATAAAACTTTTGTTGATTCATTATTATCTGAGGTTTCCGACAGTCAATTATTAAATAATTGGGCATCTTTTTTATACACAAATATTGGATTTAATGTTGGGGGAGATAACCAACCAGCAACACGAATTAATGACGGTAGATATATAAAATACGAAAACTCAAAAAAGACATTAGATGATAATTTTAGTAGTTTTAAAAATAATTATTTTGATATTGCATTACCAAACGAACAATATTTACCATTTAAAAAAGGAAAAGAGAGGTTGTTTGACTACACAAAACAAAATACGGTAACACCACCAAACGATACTAATTTATTTAATCTATGGTCAACAGTTGATTCTATAGATGATAAGTTTAACCTTAAAAAGAAAATGAATTAACATGGAATATTTTAATAGATACCAAAACTTTCTAATAAATGGAAATCAAACCGTAGTCCCGTTTGTGACCCTGCCTAATAGAACAACGGACCAAAAATATTTATATAGAGCCAACCAAAGTAGATTAGACAAAATAAGTTACGATAAATACGGTACACCATATTTTGGGTGGTTAATACTAATTGCAAACCCAAATTTTGGAGGTCTTGAAACAAATATACCGGATGGATCAATATTAAATATACCGTTTCCATTAAAGGGGGCATTATTAGACTACAAAAATGCGATAGATACACATATTTTTTATTATGGCAGATGATTTAACAAAAAAACCAATCTATATTGAAACCGATTATGACAATGTTGTTTTAATTGACCCAAATAAGATTGTTGTAAATAACGAAATTAAAGATAGATTAGTTGATCACGAAGATTTAGTTTTTTATGCTAATTTAGAAACAAGAGTAATACCAAGAAGTAAACTTGCCTTTGGGGAGAGTTTTGACAGCCCGGTATTTAATACGACAGTTGCAAGTGTAAAGGGTAAAGTGTCTGACCCATCAACGGTGATTAATTTTTTACAACCATTAGATAGGAGTAGATTTGACACTTCATGGTCTGACCAAATAACAGGAAAGGGGTCAACCTCAGCAAACGGAGCAAATCAAATATCAGAAAAAGTTAGTAATGTTAATGGTAATTTTAGATTTGAAAGAAATGTTAATAATTATTCTGACACACAACTATTAGGGATTAAATCAATTGACGTATCAGTACAAGGGGGTAAGGGATCAACAATTTTTGTACCTACAGTTGAGATTACATTGGTAGACGTTCAAGGAAGAACGTTATTTGAGCAGGGCGAAAAATCAATATATTCCGTATTTTTTAATATGCCGTACCCATTATTTTATTTAACATTAAAAGGTTATTATGGTAAAGCGATAAGATATGAATTAAATCTAACAAAATTTAATGCAAAATTTGACCAACAAAGTGGTAATTATGATATACAACTTTCGTTGATGGGTAAATTAACGGGATTATTGTCCGACACGTTATTGGATTATGCGAAGACTGCACCAAAAATGTTTCCAACAACAATACAAACCATAGAGTCTGCGCCCGCAGGAACAAACCAAGCGGTAACATCAACAAATTCATCAGTTGGTATACAAAAATTAAATGAGGTATATAAGATATATGAATCAAAAGGACTAATACAAAAAAACTTCCCAAGACTTACAATTGAAGAGTTTGTTATGAGATGCGATAATTTTAACACCGCAATGCAAGAAAATATTAAAAAAGGAGATTTTGCGGTTTTAAATGATGTACAATCATATAGAGATATTGTTGAAGAATTAAAAAAAACAGTTTATACCGATATACTACCAAAATATTTAGACACCAGTAATTATATCATTTATAATGGTGAAATTTATTATTCATTTAAAAATAATTTAGATTTTGACACGAGAGAGAGGGTAAAAACTGATATTGATGTTGAGATAAAAGGGGCTGTTGAAAATTTAAAAAAAAATGCATCGTTTGGTGAGAATGGAGAATACTACATAGGGTCTGAAAAATTTGAAAACCAATATATTGATGTTAAGTTATCTAGTTCTATGATACTAACTGAATTTTTATACACAAACCTGTCAAATGATGATTACTCAAAAACGTTAGCCGCTAAAATAAACAGACCACCAACAGAAGACGAATTAATTTTATATAAAACACAAATCACTAAAGACTTTGAATTAACATCACAAAGATTAAACGTAAATACTAACGCTTTAGAAGATACTACACCAATATTGTTTAAATACGGAGAAACACAAATAGGGTCAACAACATACATCACCGATAGTTTTTTGTGGTCAATTGAGAATATATTATCAACATTAAAATCAAAAGAAGAAGAGATTAATCAAACTTTTTCTGAACAATTAGCAATACAATTAATAGAGGATAACGCCGGTTTAGGGTTTGTTCCGACCATTAGAAATGTAATGGCAATTATATTTGCCGGAGTTGATACGTTTTATAGGTTAATGGAAAAAACACACACGGAGGCTTGGAATAAAAAAAACGACCCAAAAAGAATAACATCAATAGTCCCGCCAGATAAAAATTTTGGAATTGATTCTAAAAATGTTGTAAACTATAGTGGACAATTAAATAATAACAATTTAGTCTATCCTTGGCCAACTTACTTTACTTTAGAAAAACAAACCGACGGAAGACAACTTTATACTGTACAATATTTAGCAGACCCTAAATTTGCAAAAGCCACAAACGCATTTAACTATAGTATTTGGCCTGAAATATTTTTTACTGAAGAATACTTGGATGCTGCTGTTAGAAAAACACCACTAACAAATAGAAACGGATACACCAACCCAACAGAGTTAAATAACTATGCGTCTTGTAATACCATGGAATTCCCATTCACAACAATACCATATGAAAACCCATCTGAAATATCTTTTTTTTATGAGTGGTATGAAAGATTATATTTAACAAGTCATTATACTAATTTATTTATTGGTGATTATAAAACAAAACAAGTTGATAAATTTATTGCAGATTTAGAAGCGAGGAATATTTCTAGAGGGTTAATAGATAATCCTACACTAAAAGAAAAATTTAAAATTAATAAATTTAATTTTACAACATTAACTGATTATTTAAGAACTATATCAAGTAATGGTGCTGGAGAAAGTTGGGTTAAATTAGAAAGAGATTTATATGTGACGGATTACATTGATGGGTTAGTTGAAAAAGATTATGGATTATATAGTTTAGATACGATTGATGGTAAATCTATTAGTTTAGATACTGCAGTTCCTTTAATTGAAAATTTTAAATCTTATTTAGAAAGTACTGAAACAACTAAAAAGACTTATTTAGATTTATTACCATTTGTGGCTGAAATCACATTTAACATTAATAATGATACAACAAGGGCGATGATATTTTTAGATGATAAAAAAAGCATTGCAAGATTAAATGAAACATCTGACGGAACAAAATTAACATTTTATGGATTTTATGAAAAATACACATATAAAAACGCAAATAATAATATTTTTGTAACTCCAGAGACAAACGTACCGATAGTGGATAGAAGTACCCTTAAAAAATATTTTGAAGAAACAACTAATAGTGATAAGGGAAAAAGACTAACACAAAATAGCATATATTACTCAAATTATTCTGGAAACGTTACGGACTCTCAATATACAACATTATTAAATACACCACTTTTTATTAATTCTTTATTAAATGGTATACAAAAAGAAAAAGATGGGAATATAAACCCATATGTATCTTTAGGATATGTTTATTTAAGTTCATTTATACAAAATAGTTTATCGGGTGATATTACCGATTATAATGAAAATAGTATTATAGGTGTTTATGGGTCGTTATCTAAATTTTCCGCAATAAATCAAATACCTTATAATTGGATGTTATATATTGGTAGTATTTGGCATAGATATAAAAATTGGATAGATAATGGGGTTGATATTTTAGATGATGCTTGGACGGATTTTAACTATAAAAAATACTATGATCCAATCACCGAGAACCTATCAAAGAATTACGACATTAAAAACTATACTGGTGGGTCAACACAATTTAGTGCATACATAACAAACACAATACCTAACACTACCACAACACTTGATATATTTAATATTGGGTTTTATCCTAAAGTTATTAATGATATACATTGGTATTTAACAAAAAATGATTTGTTTACAAATTATGATGAAACCGAGTTTTCAAATGCCTATAATACAGGAAAACTTAAAATAGGACAAGGAACTGGATCATCAGGTAATTTAAAAAAAGGTTTAGATAAGGTTATTGTTAATTCATACTTTCAATACCTAACATTTGATAAAGACCCATTAGTCGATAAAGGTAATAAAGTTTATGTCCCAATACCATCTTTAGGTGCATTACCTGTAAACCAATCTGTACTTGAATGTGCAAACGCAACTAATAATTTAACACAACAAATAAAAGATAACCCATCTGTTTATAATGGTTCCGCAAGGTCATTATGGGGTCTTAGTAATTTTGGTTATTTTGATTTACAAAAATTTAAAAAACCAAGACCTGAACAATATATTGGTGGTTATTTATTTAGCAGTGATGCTTACGACCAAATAGATAAAATTTTTGCAATATTTAAACCTGATATACTTAATGAGTTTGAAAACGCATTTTTAGGTTTTTGTGACCCTAACGCAACATCCTCAGAACTTTTAATTTTACAAGGAGAAAGGACTAGTCCAAATTATGTTGATACCAATAAAATTAAAAATATAGATAAAAGACGATTAAAAGACCAAATATTAAATATTTTTAAAGTTAGAGCAGACGGAGTAACAATTAACGATAAAGAAGACCAAGATTCAAAAAGTATCGCGCAATCCCAAATATCAAACTTTTCTAAAAAGGGACAAGAGTTTTTAAAATTTGATTGTTTAATTAAAATAGGCAACCCAAAAAACTTTAATAGGAAAATATTTAATAGTTTTTCAAACGACCCATTATACCAACCAGTTGATAAATTAAATTTTGACCCATACGTTCCCAATTCATTACCATCTTCAGCACTAACTACACCATTAATTATTAGTAAAGTTAATTACCCTGAAGAGTGGAAAACATTAGAAAAATATGTTGGATACTCAAGACTTAAAAAAGTTTCATATACCGATTCTGGATCAACTATTACTGATTTTTTTATTGATATGGATGTTGCATTCACCGTTGATAACATTAAAACGTTATACCAAATAATTAAAATTTACTCTAAAGAAAAGTATTTGGCGTTAACTAATGGGACAGCATGGTCAAAAGAGGTTTTTTACACAGGATTTAATTCATTTTTAGCATCACAGAACGCAATATTTTCGGATATGATATTAGAAGTTTCATCATATTTAAATAAAAACTTACCAAGCGTTTCAGTGACAGTTGATCCAACTAAATCAAAAATAGAAGGTAATATTACAAAATTATCAACATATAATACATTCCAAGCATTTAATGATAGATGGATTGCTGGTAGTGATTTAACAACAAAAACATTATTTGAGGACTTCTTATTTCAAGACTCATCTAATAGTGATATTGGGGATATATTACAAGTGGACGTAATGGAAGTAGCAAACTCATTAAAACTTCAAAACAACATATCTATTTTAGATTTAGTTGGAGAAGTTATGAGAATATGTGGAGACACGTTATTTTTTGCAATGCCGGCATATATTAATTTTTATGGTAATAATTCACCACTTAAAGGAGGAGAACCTAAAAATTTAGACATACCAAACTCATTGTTTGGGACATATACTGAAGTTAATTACTTAGACTCAAAACCAAAATTTTTAATTATATATGTTGGTAAACCATCTGAACACCCACAACAAAAAGATAATGCCTTTGTCTTGTACGGGGATGATAGTTATGATTTAAGAAACCCATCAACAAATCCTGTTAGGGTATCAACAGCTTCACCATATAATTTTTCATTGTCAAATAAATTAGTTGCGTTCAACGTTGATTTTGGTATTAGAAATCAAAATATGTTTAAAAGTGTTTCTGTTGGTATGGATGATAAAAAAGTAACGGCAGCAACCTTTGTCACTAGAGACCAAATGGCTAATGGGGTAAATGGAAATCAAGTTGCTCAACAAACAACATCAATGTATTCTTTATATCAGTCAATGTCGTATAGTTGTTCCGTAACGTCCTTAGGTAATGTTATGTTACAACCAATGATGTATTTTAATTTAAGACACGTACCATTATTTTATGGACCATACTTAATTGATAAAGTAAAGCATAGTATAACTGCCGATAACTTTGAAACAACAATTGAAGGTACAAGAATGCCAAAATACGCATTGGCGATGCCGGATAAATTAGCATCATATGTTAAAATAAATTATTTAGAAAAATATAAACAAGATATATTGGCAACAAAAAACCCCGCAACCACAGTAACCGATGTTAATACAAGTTTAGATCCAGGAGCTAATAACGGAACAACACAGGCACCAGAAGACGTGTGTTTGGGACTCACCAACGTAAAATATCAAACATTACCGTTTGTTGGTTTAGTAAGAACCCCTGTAACATATTCAGAATTTGCGGATACCATAAAGGGTATACCATCCCTTGATGTGAATATTGCCATTACATTATTTACCTTGGCATTAACAAGAACATCAAACGGTTTTGAAGGGGAAATATTTCAAACAGTTAATAATAATATTTTTGAAGTTGCGGCCTATAATGAGTATCCTGATTATGTCGGTTTTACTTCTTTGGTTTGTGCGACGGTCACTGATTACAACGTACCTTTATTTGCGTTTAATAGTGTTACGGATGCAGTGATACCCGTTTTAAACATATATGTTACTTTTATTAATTTTATAAATGAACTTAAAAATCTTAATGATGGGAACACCGACCAAGAAAAATACGAAAAAGCAATAGCCCAAGTTTTAATAACAACATGGGATACCACTGTAGCCTATGGTGATTCATCCGCAAATCCCCCAATACCACCATACACAGCACAACAAGCAAAAGATTTTGTTTTAACAAATGTTCAAAATAATAACATTTTAAGTGCGACATATGATAGTTACATAAACGCATGTAAAATAGCATTTACATATTTTCAATAATTTTATTGAATAACGATATATTTATATATAAATAAAAAAGTTATGAGTACTAAAAAACTATTAGATGATTACTTGAAAAAAGATACAAGAATCACAGAAAAACAAGTTGACAACGGTTATAAAGAAGTTTGTGATTTAGATACGGGAGATTGTTATACTATAAGAATGAAAGATGGTCTTATTGAAAGATATGATAATACTGTTAAAACAAACAGAACATTAAAAGTTGAAACACCTACAGGTGTTAAAACACTACTTAACGGGTAAAAATATATTTTAAAAATGAACGTGGAAAAAAAAATACTTGAAGAATTAAGAAGGTTTAATGAAATCAATAGATATATTATAAAGGAACAAGAATTAGGGGGGGATGTACCACCTCCACCACCTACTGGAGACGAGGCCGGATTGGGCACACCACCTCCACCACCTGCCGATGCTGCTGGAGGGGAAATGGCACCACCTGCCGATGCTGCCGGAGGGGCTCCCGAAGAAATTGCTGAACCAACACCTGTTGATGTACAAAATGACCCCGACGTTGAAGAAGTCGGTGGAGAAGAAGAAGGTGAAATGGGAGGTGAGGACACTGAAGAAATTGATATCACAGATTTAGTTACCACACAAAAAGAAATCCAAACAAAACAAGACGAATTTATGGATGGAATATTTTCTAAATTAGATGAATTGGAGGGTAAATTACAACAAATGGATAACATAATGAATAAGATTAATTCATTAGAAAATAAATTTGACAAATATAGAGAAAAAACACCTGAAGAAAAATTAATGTTAAGGTCTTTAGACTCCTACCCCTATAATCAAAAATTAACAGATTTTTTTGATGACAAAAAAGGAGAAATGGAAGAAACGGGCAAAAATGAATACGTTTTAACATCTGATGAGGTTGAGAATTTCTCACCAAACGAAGTTAAAAAAACATTCAATACTTACGGGATTGAAAATGAAGAAGGGATGAGATACTAAAACAAATGAGGGAGGTTAACACTTCCCTTTTTTGTTTCCTAATATTTGACATTTTACAAAAATCACTTATAATTGTTATAGATAAAAGAGTATAAATTAAAAACAAAATCTATGACAAATTCAATTGACGCAGTACTTGCACAGTACGAAAAAAACTCGGCACCGAGTTCACAAAAACAAAAAATTTCACAAGAAGACAGATTGAAAAGATACTTTTCAGCAATTCTTCAAAAGAATGAAAAATCGGGACAACGTAGAGTTCGTATCCTACCAACAAAAGACGGTTCATCACCATTTGTAGAAGTTTGGTACCATGAAATGCAAATTAATGGAGACTGGGTTAAGTTGTATGACCCTGAAAAAAATGACAACGAGCGTTCCCCACTTACAGAAGTTTATAATGAACTTATGTCTACAGGGAAAAAAGAAGATAAAGATTTGGCTTCTCAATACCGTTCACGTTTATTCTACATCGTAAAAGTGGTTGACCGCGATAATGAACAAGACGGAGTTAAGTTTTGGAGATTCAAACATAACTACAAACAAGAAGGTGTATTGGATAAAATCCTACCTATTTGGAAGGCAAAGGGTGACCTTACAGATTCTGAAAAAGGACGTGATTTAATTATTGAACTAATCAAAGCAAAAACACCACAAGGAAAAGAATACACAGTAGTTCAAACTATTATGTATGATGACCCAGCACCATTACATGAAGACAAAGGAATTATGGAAGGTTGGTTGGAAGACGAACTTACTTGGAATGATGTTTACGCTAAAAAACCTGTAGAATATTTGGAAGCAGTAGCGGTAGGAGAAACACCAATGTGGAGTTCTGAACTTAAAAAATTTGTTTATGGTGAAGAGGCTGAGATTTCTCTTGGTGGTGGAACCGAAACAAAAGTAGAAACTACAATTGTTGATCCGCAGGCAAACGCTGAAGCTGACGAGGATTTACCATTCTAATAAAATCCTATAAAAGATAGGTAGTGATTGACAAAGTCACTACCTTTTTTTAATTTTTAAAAAACAAACAAATATATGGCAATTAAAAAGAATGACTTTGGGTCATTAAAAAAGAAATTTTCTACGTCAGCAAAATATAAACCACAAAGATTTTTTGATCTTGGTGCACCATTTTTAGACGCAGTTGGATTACCAGGTCCGGCGATGGGACATATTAATATGTTCTTGGGACATTCTGATACTGGTAAGACAACTGCCTTAGTTAAAACTGCGGTAGATGCGCAAAAGAAAGGAATACTTCCTGTGTTCATTATTACAGAACAAAAATGGAGTTTTGATCATGCTAAACTAATGGGGTTTGAATGTAATGAAGTCGTTGACACGGAAACGGGAGAGTTAGAGTGGGATGGTTTTTACATCTTTAATAATAACTTTGACTACATTGAACAAATCACAGATTACATTAACGAATTGTTAGATGCTCAAGAAAAGGGTGATTTAGATTATTCACTATGTATCATGTGGGATTCTGTAGGTTCCGTTCCTTGTAAAATGACATATGAAGGTAAAGGGGGTAAACAACACAACGCAAGTGTTTTGGCCGACAAAATTGGTATGGGAATCAATCAACGTATTTCAGGTTCACGTAAATCCGATTCTAAATATGAGAACACACTAATCATCGTTAACCAACCTTGGGTAGAATTACCTGACAATCCTTTTGGGCAACCAAAAATTAAAGCAAAAGGTGGTGAAGCAATTTGGTTGAACTCGTCGTTGGTATTCTTATTTGGAAACCAAAAAGGTGCAGGAACAACTAAAATCACAGCAACAAAAGACAAACGAACAGTTAAGTTTGCATCAAGAACAAAGGTATCGGTTATGAAAAACCACATCAATGGACTTGGATTTGAAGATGGTAAAATCATTGTAACACCACACGGATTTTTACCAGGAAAAGAATCATCAGAAGAGAAAGCTTCAATTGAACAATACAAAAAAGAATATGCTGAGTATTGGAAAGAAATAATCGGAGTTGATGGTGACTTTGATTTGAAAGCAGAAAAAGAAGAAGTTGAGTAAGAACCCTGTAATAATACAGAAATGACAAAGACGTTATTGGTTGACGGAAACAACCTATTAAAAATTGGATTTCACGGTGTTAAAGATTACTTTAACAAAGGTGAACACATTGGAGGTCTTTGGCACTTCCTAAACACATTACGAAGGTTTATAGACGAAGAAAACTTCAACAAGGTTGTTGTATTTTGGGATGGTGAAACAAGTACTTCACAAAGAAGGTTAATCTACCCAAAATACAAACTTAACCGAAAGGCTCCCGAAAACGAGTTAAAAGAAGAATCATTTAACAAACAAAAACATAGAGTTAAGGAATACCTTGAAGAAATGTTTGTTAGACAAGTTGAGTTCCCAAACTCAGAAGCTGATGATTTAATTGCATATTATTGTCAAATCTCTAAAGGAGAAGATAAAACTATTTTTAGTGGAGATAGGGACCTTACACAACTTATTTCTGATGATGTGACTATCTATTCACCCAACACAAAGAAGTATCATAAGAAGGGAGATAATATTAAATTACACGATATTGAGATTCCTCACTATAATGTAAAAACATTTAAAATATTATCTGGCGATAAATCAGATAACATTGATGGTATCTATTATTTGGGTGAGAAAACTTTCGTTAAATTATTTCCTGAGCTACTTGAAAAAGAAGTTTCTTTTACCGATATTTTAACAAGAGGTGAAGAACTACTAAAAGAACAAAAAGACAATACTGTTTTAAAGAATCTTTTAACGGGGAAAACCAAGGAGGGTATTTTTGGGGATGAGTTTTTTGAAATCAATAAAAAAATTGTTGATTTATCTGAACCATTAATATCTGACGAAGGAAAAGAATTAGTTGAGTCGTATTACTCTGAGTCATTGGATCCTGACGGAAGAGGATATAAGAATCTAATTAGAATGATGATGGAGGACGGCATCTTTAAATACCTTCCAAAAAACGATGAAGCTTGGGTTTATTTTTTAAAACCATTTTTAAAACTAACAAGAAAAGAAAAAACAAAATTTAAAACAAAAAAGTAAAATTATGAAAGAACAAAACGACATAACGAAAGTTGAATTTCTAATGACACTTAATAACAATTTTGTGATTCAGAGATTCTTTAACGTAAAAGGATACAACGGAAACGCTAAGAATAGTGTTGAGTTATATCATTATATTAAAGGACTATCATCTGAACTACAAACAAAGTTAAGAAATAAGTGTGTTGTTTATATGTTGGAAAACAGATTTGAAATTGAAGAGGACGCAAAAGTCCTTGACACATCAAATACCGAGGGACCTGAAACATTTAACATTATTTTAAAGGTTGGAAATGAGACAATTTGTCATAGAGTGTTTGATGCAAAATTGTACCCACCAAAGGTAAGATATACGCTGGATGTACGACCAACCATAAAATCAGTATTGAAAGATTTAACTGACATTTTATCAGATGAAAATTTATCTTATGAATATGCGAATTATTCATTTGTATAATAGTATTTATTAAAACACAGAACAAAATCTTATAAAATATGTCAGACAAAAAGAACTTCGGGTACTTAGGAAATACTTTTCAAATACAACTTTTAAACAATATAGTAACATACAAAGATTTTGCTAATTCCATCATAGAAGTTATTGACCCCCACTATTTTGATAACCAATATTTTAGAATCATTTGTCAAATGATTAGAGAGTATTATACAAAATATGAACATACTCCGACATTTGATACTCTTGAACAATTAACAAAATCAGAAATCAGTTCACCTATGGCTCAAAAGAGTATTTTAGATACATTAGAACAGGTTAAAAATGTGGCTGACGAAGGTTCCGTATTTGTGCAAGAAAAGTCCTTAAAATTCTGTAAACAACAGGAACTCCAAAAAGTAATGGTAAAAACTCAGTCAATCATTGATAAAGGTGATTTTGAGAGTTACGATAAGTTAGAAGAAATGGTTAGGGGAGCTCTCCAAGTTGGTGAAGTAGATAAGGGGACCACAGATGTGTTCTTTAACCTTGACGAGGTATTAAATGATGATTACAGACACCCAATTCCTATTGGGGTCCCCGGTATAGATAATTTATTAAAAGGAGGATTAGCCAAAGGAGAAATTGGCGTTATTTTAGCCCCTACCGGAGTTGGTAAATCAACATTTACTACCAAAATCGCAAACCACGCGTTTAACTTAGGTTACAACGTACTTCAAATATTTTTTGAAGACAACCCCAAAATTATCCAAAGAAAACACATAACACTTTGGACTGGAATTCATCCTGACGACTTAACTGAAAGAAAAGAAGACGTTATAGAAAAAGTTAAACATATTCAGTCAACAAGAAAAAATAAGTTGATTATGAAAAAGTTGGCTTCAGATACTGTAACTATGAATCAGATTAAGAACCAAGTTAGAAAAATGATTGCCGAAGGAACAAAAATTGATATGATTATTTTAGATTATATTGATTGTGTTGTACCCGACAAGAACTTAGGTGACGAATGGAAAAGTGAAGGTTCAGTTATGAGAGGGTTTGAGGCTATGTGTCACGAATTGGATATCGCAGGATGGACAGCAACGCAGGGGAATAGAAACTCAATATCATCAGAGGTAGTAACAACAGACCAAATGGGTGGGTCAATTAAGAAGGCACAAGTTGGTCACGTAATTATTACGGTGG